CGCTGCGGTTAATGTCTACCGCTCATAAAAAGTTTTATTTAAATTTTCCATTATTGTATCTTGTCATTACTGTTTAATTGCGATATGTTTAACTTAAACACAGCGTTTGTAATTGGTTCTGGATTATCTGTAGGATTGTCTGTAGGATTGTCTGGCGTTGTTTCCTTTAGATTTGAAACAAAACTTAACGGTCTACGTATATAAGAAAGATGCGCAGTAGAGTTAAGCATAGGCTTCTTAATAGGATCGTACACAACAAACATTGAATCTCCTTCTGCATATGTAACAGGTATCTTCACCCAAGGCATATTGTATGGAGTATTAAAGAACTTCTCTGCTATCTAATGAGTAGTGATCTTCATAGGAACAAGTCTAAACTAATCCCCGTCGTAAGGAAGTCCTTTCTTAACAACCTCTGTTGTTTTTGTACTATCAGAAGTAGTATCAAATGAAGAATCTACCCCATAATATACATCCGAATGTTTAACCCACGAATCATCATCTTCTGCTTCAAACTCAATATCTGTAGGAGCATATACTTCAGGTTCAAGTAACCGATCACCGTTAGGGTTAGTAGGAATCATCTTCTGATTCAACGCAGATGATACATAGTATAAGAAGTCTTTTGGAAGCTTGTACTGTATTATATTTACAGCTGGTTCATGCCCATCTGTAAACAACTCTAGCTCTTTGTGAGTAATCAACGGAGCTATATCAGCAATTGCTTTATTATCTGCTTCAAACATAGCTCTACGAGGATTGTTCCCAGTAGCCTTTTGAGCAATCAATGCTAAGTACGCTTTATCTAAAAGAGTAGCGACCTCATATTCAGTTAACGATGGATATGACGAAGTAACATCTGCCTTGTCATACTCTATCAGGAATTTAGTATATATGTCTTTGTGCGTCATATCTCATGTTATAGTGATTAAATCACTTATTATTTGTTTCGTTTATAATCGCAAGCTTGAGGTCCTGATTCTTCTTACTATCAAGATATGCAATAGCATCTTCAAGTGTATCAGCAAACATATCTGAGCCATAGAAGTAATGTGTCTTATCCTTACGAATAACACCCTTAGCAATAGCCTGCTCAAGCAAGAACTCTGTGTCCTTAGCTTTATTGTTTACCCACTTATCGAAGAACTTCTTAGGCTGCTTATCAACCATACTAAACAGAGTAGATTCTACCAACTCGTTTGACATACGATCTGAAGACATACCAAACAGTCTAAGACACTGACGCATCTGATCAAGACTAAGCTTGTCAAACTCTTTAATAGCATCTCTACGCAGCTTATTCTGCTTATTCTGTTCAATTGCCTCAGCCTCACGGTTGATCAACAGATAGTCTTTACCAGCATCGAGGCGATCAAGTGACGTAGCTACTCTCTTGTGACCACTAAGGAACTTGATAATCATAGCCTGACGAGGAATAGAATCATCTAAGAGCAAAGAACGTGTACCTACTTTTACACAGAATGTTGTCCAAAAGTCTGAAGTCTTTGCAAGGTGACCCTCTTCATAACCTAAAGCTTTCTCAAAATATTTCTCATCTTCTGGGGTGAGACCCGTATATATCGACCCAGAACGTGTGAAGTACGGAGCAATGTAATCAAAACAGTGACGATACTTTACAAGACCGATCCAGGGATTCTTCTTCTTAATTTTTAATTCAACTACCATAATTTACATTAGTATGTTGAGTATCGAACAGGGGCCCGTAGGCCCCGTCGAATACTTATATTGTTAGATATTACGCACCTACTGCGAATCCACCATTGTTAGAAATCTCAGTATCCTCAGCGTCGCAATACAGAATACCGCAAGACAGTGGGTTACGAACCATGATACCTACTTCACCGAGGAAGTGTACCTGATAACCATCACGGCTGTTAGAACGCAGAGTATTAATGCTGTTAGCGTAACCGTTTGGTGCTACAGAACCGCCAGTGTACCACTGTACGAACTCACGACCCTTACGACAAACCTTAACGATGTTAGACTGACCGTCGCTGTTAGAAATATCAACGAACAGGAAAGTATAAGACATCAGTGGCTTACCTGTCAGTGGGTGAAGCTGACGGAAGAGCTCCATGTTGTCAAACATAGGACAACGCTTCAGAGAAAGCTCGATACCATTAGTCATCTTATAGGTTGTGAACTGACCACCAAGAGTCAGGTTCTGACCTGAACCAGTTACGAATACATTGTCACAGAGGTGGAAGCTAGCTACCTTCTCCTTCAGGATACGGTCGAACTCGCGGATACCCATCTCACCGGTAAGAGCAACGAACTTACGCTCGTTAGTACCGAGGATGTTGTAGCAGAG